ATTCACTGACCAACAGCCTGAAAAATCGTATCAGATCATTATTCGGGCGAATAAGGCGGTAAAGCCGTTAATGAAAGCTCTTTGCCAGGGGAAATGGTACGACATTATGGCCGTGGATGAGGGTGAACCGGGCTATTTTATACTGGATTGCACACTCGGCTACGTTCATAGCCTCAATGATCGCTGTACGGTGTCACGGCATCAAGAAGTGGAGCTGACGAGCGGAGAAACGATCCATCAGCCTGTTGTCCTGATGGAACAGATCCCGTGCGAGCTGGTGAAAATCGATTCCGGCGACACGAGGCAAACCGATACGACGCACAATATCCGGTTGCTATATAAAATCCATATGGAAACGCATCGAAACATTAAAATTGGCGACAAAATTGAGGTCAATCACAGAGGACAAACATTCCGGTTTACCGTGAAGGAATGCTTTAAATATCATACCTTCCAAGAGGTTATGGCGGAAATAGAAGGTGAAGCGTAATGTTTCAGCTCAAAATAAACAATTTCAAAAAATACGAAGAGCAGTTTATTTTCCTCAAGGAAAATCTCCCTAAAGAACTGGAAAACTACTTATTGGACGTTGCCAAAGGCTTATTGCGTCTAGCGAAAGTGAGGACACCAAAAGACGAGGGGAGATTGCGGAGCGGCTGGGAAATTGGTGAGCTGAAGCGGGAAGGCGATGATTTGATTATCGTCGTCTATAACAAGGAGTTTTATGCCCGTTTTGTGGAATACGGCCATAAAGTAGTGATCAATAAAAAAACAGTTGGGCACGCTCCGGGGTTTTATATGTTGACAGTATCGATAAAGCGTATCAAACGCCAAATCCCGCGCCGGTTGAAAAAACATTTTGACAAGGTGCTGAATTCATTATGATGACAGCTATTCGAAATGCGGTGATCGGCAAGCTCAAAACAGCCTTTCCGGACCATAAAATATACGGCGAAAAAGTGGAACAAGGCCTGAAAAAGCCTTGTTTTTTTATTGCCGTTTTGCCTGGCGATGTGATCGAGCTGAACAAGTCGATGCAGCAAAGGGAAATCACCATCGATATTCAGTATTTATCCGAGGAAGAAATGAACGCCAAAAACGTTGAAATGGCTGATTTGTTGAACGATTTGTTCCGAAACGTCACCTTTGACGGGCTGACAGTAAACGTTATGGAACGGAGATTTGAAATCGTGGATGATATTCTCCATTTTTTCCTCGATCTCGACTTCATCGTGATGTTGAGCGATACAACGCAGCATGACCTCATGCAAGAAATCATTCATAACAAGGAGGTATGGTGATGGGGTTACCTCAAGTCAATATCGTATTTAAGACACTTGGAGCAACAGCTATTCAACGTGGTGAGCGAGGAATTGTCGCATTGCTATTAAAAGATACGGCTGCTCTCGGTGCGCATGTTTTAACGAGCGTTACCGATATTCCTACCGACTTATCGGTTGCGAATAAAAAACAGATCGAACTCGCTTTCATCGGCGGTGAGCGGACGCCGAACAGAGTGGTGGTGTACGTCTACGATCCGAATGCTAAGGTGACGAACGGAACGCCACTGGATGCAGCGTTAAACTATTTGGAGACAGTGAAATTTGATTATTTTGTTTTTCCGGAAATTGAGGAAACAGACAAAACAAAAATTACGACATGGATCGGTTTACAGCGCGCCAACGGCAAGATGGTGAAGGCTGTATTGCCCCATCATGCGGCCGATAAAGAGTACATTATTAACTTCACGACGGAAAACATTGTGGTCGGCGATACGACGTATACAGCAGCCCAATATTGCTCGCGCATCGCCGGATTGATCGCCGGAACGCCGTTGACTATTTCAACGACCTTCCAGCCGTTGCCGGAAGTGGATAGTGTGCAGAGCTACACAAAAGACCAACTCAATACGGCGATCGATAATGGTGAATTTGTGATTTACCATGACGGTGAAAAAGTGAAAGTCGGTCGTGGGGTGACGTCACTCGTCACAACTACGCAAGATAAGGGGGATGATTTCAAGAAAATTAAAATCGTCGATATCCTCGATCTTATGTATATGGACATTCGCAAGACGATCGAGGACAGATATATCGGTAAATACGCCAACAGCTATGACAATAAAGTGCTGCTCATTCAAGCCATTAATGCGTACTATGAGCAGCTGGAGATTGACGGGTTGCTTGACGCTGGGAAAAATAGCGCAGAAATCGATTTAGAACAGCAACGGGTCTATTTACGCTCTATCGGCATCGATGTTAATGCGATGAAAGAGCAAGAAATTAAGGAAGCGAACACAAGGGATAAGGTGTTTATCCTTTCTCGTATCCGTCCTCTCGATGCGATTGAGGACATTTCTATGAGAGTGCTCATTTAATTTAAGGAGGTGCTGACGAATGGAGCGAATGATTCCTGAGCGTGCGATTTCGGGAACTCATGGGGAAGTATGGATTGATGGGGAAAAGTTTGCTGAGGCATATGGCTTGCAGGCGAAGGTAGACTTCATTAAGGAGAAAGTACCTATGTGCGGCGCTCCGAACGGGCAGGGTCAGAAATATATGGGCTGGGAAGGAAAGGGGACGCTACGGATCACCAAGGTCAACTCCCGACTAACGCGGAAGGTAGCAGAACAGGTGAAGCGCGGCGTTTTAGAGCCGATGACAATCGTCAGTAAACTGGCTGATCCAGCGGCATTTGGCGCAGAGCGTGTCGTGTTGAAAGGGTGTATCTTTGACGATTTGACACTTGCTGATTGGGAATCAGGGAAAATTGTGCAAGAGGAAAAACCGTTCACTTTTACTGATTTTGACTTAGTAGACTATATCGAATAAGCAGAGGGGATAACCTTCTGCTTTTTCTATTATGAGGAGGGAAGACAATGGGCAATGTGGTGGATATTTTGCTCAAAATGGATGCGGAAAAGCTTGAATTACCGAAAAAACTCGTAGAAATCAAGCGTTTGAGTGAGCTGGCTGGCGAGTCGGTGGTTTTTGAAATTCGAGCGTTGACGCAAACGCAATTCGAGGAAATCCAAGACATGTCTACAAAGTTTGATCCGATTTCAAATAAAGCGGACATTGACGTTTTTACGATTAAACTTGAAACGATCCTAAAAGGCGTCGTTTCTCCGGAGCTTAAACGCAAGGAGTTATTAGAGCATTATAAGGTTCCGACGCCGTACGATCTCATTAAAAAGCTGTTTACGCCTGGCGAAATTGACCGGCTATATAACGAAATCAGCGATTTAAGCGGGTTCGGCGAAGGGGCGGTGGAAGAAGTAAAAAAGCCGTAAAAGAAAACGGTTATGTACAAATGATGTATTGGTATTGGAAGAAGAAAGGGATACGCCCATCCGTCTTTTATCAAATCCCTTACGGAGAATTGACGATCATTCGCGCTTTCTATGAGTTAGAAATAGAAGAAGAAAATGAGAAAATTAAAGCTTTATCCGGCATGCCGTGCCCAGCGCTGCTATGGTGAGGTGAGGAGATATGGCAAGAGGCCAACGACTCGAGGCGGAAATTTCCGTTAAGGATAGCGCTACGCAGAGTATCGAAAAAGTCATTCGGTCGAATGAAAAACTGAAAAATGAGATGCTGCGCCTCAAGGCCACGATGGATAAGGTGCAGGAGAGCGCCAAAAAGCGCTGGGAAATGCGGGTTGAAACGGCAAAGGCGAATGAGAAGCTAGAGATGTTAGCGGATGCGATCGATCGTGTTCGGAACCGTGCAGCGTTGACCATGGAACGTTTACGGCTGCTGGGATCAGTGATCGGAACGGCATTGGGCGCCGGAGTAGCAACCGCGTTAAAAAGCGGGGCTGATTTGGAAAAATACATGATCTCGATGGAGCATTTCATCGGCGTTCAAAACAAAGGGATGAGCCAGCAACAAGTAAAAAAATCAGCTCAAGAGTACTTGGCGGCTTTGCGAAAAAACGCGAATGAAACGCCGTTTGAAACTGGCGAGGTCGTCCAGACTGGTGTTCGTGCTCTAGGTATCGCTGGTGGAAATACGCAAGAAGCTATGAAATTGCTAAAACTAGCAGAAGATATGGCAGCCTTGACGCCTGGCAAAACCCTTTCGGAGGCTATT